CATATAAAAATCTGGGAAATATCTGTGCACTCGATTATCAATAGGAGAACGATAGGGGATTGCTATTTCTTCACTTGCCCACTCTAATATATTTTGATTTTTGTCACAGTACACCATAAACTTTCTTTCCCAAAGTGATCTGTAAATGATATTAGTTGGATCACCTTTGTATTTTCTGGGAAATGATGGGTAGTATTTTCCCTTATAAGACATCTAAATAACTATACTATAGTTGTATTTAGAGTGCCAGCACCAAGACCGAGAGGAATATCAGATATAATGCCTAAGTTACAGAATGTAGCTCAGACATCTAAATTTCTTGTAAAATTTGTTTTACCAAGAGGTGAATGTAGAAGTTTTTTAAGAAAAAAGGGAATAAGTGATCGTTTTATTTCTGATGATGTAGGATTACTTTGCAGTGATGCTGTTTTGCCAGGTAGTGCAATGGCTACAGTGAATACCGCAGGAGATTATCAGGGAGTAATAGAAAGATTTGCACATACTAGAAATTTTACAGAAATAAATTTTGACTTTTATGTTGATACTGATTATAAATCACTTCGATTTATAGAGCATTGGATGGAATTTATTTCAAGTGGGTCTGGTGTAAATCCATCAGGCGACACTTACTATTTTAAAATGAAATATCCTGATGAATATAAATCAAATGATACTAGAATTGTAAAGTTTGAGAAAAATCATTTTCAATTTTTGGAGTATAGATTTGTTGGATTATTTCCGAAAGCACTTAATTCTACAAGAGTATCTTATCAGAATTCACAGGTATTGAAAGCAACTGCAACTTTTAGTTTTGATCGTTATATTTGTGGAGAATCATCCTCACTTGCTAGATACTTAGGAATTGATCTTAATAACAATGCAACTTTGACAGCAACTGCTAGGAATGCTGCTTATAGAGATGGAAATGCAGAATTAAGTAGAGTTATGACCAGAAGTTTAAATTTACTTAACGATGGTGTCGCATACAGAGAAGCACCATATGTAGATGATCAATTAAAAAGATATGGATATGATATATCTAGTGCTCAAACTCTATCAGGAACAACTTTAGGATCAGGAATAGTTAACCCATAATCGATTTTAAAAACCCCTATAAATAATCACACTGAAGTGTTCATATTATTATGCCTTTACCAACCATATCAACTCCAACTTATGAGTTGACTTTACCATCTTCCAATCGTAAAATTAAATACAGACCCTTTTTAGTTAAAGAGGAGAAAATTTTAATAATTGCGATGGAGTCACAAGATACAAAACAAATTGCTAGAGCAGTAAAAGATGTTTTGACAAAGTGTATTCTTACCAAAGGAATTAAAGTTGAAAAACTTTCTACATTTGACATTGAATATTTGTTCTTAAATATTCGTGGTAAATCTGTAGGAGAACATATCGAAGTGATGGTGACTTGTCCTGATGATGAAAAAACACAAGTTCCAATGTCAATCAACATAGATGATATAAAGGTTCTTAGTGAAGATGGTCACACTCCAAACATAAAATTAGATGATACTTACACTTTAAAGATGAAGTATCCATCATTAACAGAATTTATTAAGAATAATTTTGACAATATTTCTGAATTAAATGTCAATGATACCTTTGATTTGATTGCATCCTGTATTGATCAAGTCTATACTGAAGAGGAGTCTTGGTCTCATCAAGAGTGTACAAAGAAAGAGTTAAATGATTTTGTTGAGTCATTAAATTCAAATCAATTCAAAATGGTTGAAAAATTCTTTACAACAATGCCAAAGTTATCACACACTGTAAAAGTGATTAATCCTAATACAAAGGTTGAAAGTGAAATCAAAATTGAGGGGCTGCAGAGTTTTTTCGGATAAGTATGGCACATGAAGATCTAGTGTCATACTATAAGTTAAATTTTGCGTTGATGCAGCATCATAAATATAGCTTAACAGAGCTTGAAAATATGATACCTTGGGAAAGAGAAATTTATGTTACTCTTTTACAACAATATATTGAAGAGGAAAACCTAAAAGCACAACAAGAAAAGAATGGATGAGGAACAAGGGTTATCATCACCAATAGCAGGAGGTATTAGGGGTATTAGAAGAAGTGTATCTTCTAGTATCTTTACTGGTCGTGCTGTTCCACCACCTGTTCAACCAGATAGAGTTACAACGAATTTACTAAATCAAAATTCTCTTACTCTAAACACTGTTTCAAGTCAACTTAGCAATATATCAGAGCAAGTCAGAGGACTTAATAGCTCACTCTTAGTAATAAAAGATAATTTAGATATAAGTGATTCGTTAGATAGAAGAAGAGAGCAGGAGAAGTCGAAAAGGGAATCTATATTAGCAGAGCAAGCCTTAAGAGAAGGAAAAGAGTCGGAGTTAGAGAAAAAAATTCAATTTGCACTACTTACACCTGTAAGAAGAGTATCAAGATTCGCTGGAAATATATTAGATAGACTATCTAATTTTTTACTCATATTAGCAGGTGGGTGGTTAGTTGACAAAACTTTATCATTTATAAGATTAACATCTGAGGGAAATATAGACAAACTTAATGAATTTAAGAGAAAGTTTCTAACTGATTTAGCTCTATTAGGTGGTATAGGTATAGGACTTACAATCGGTGTTGGTAAAATTGTTGCGACTGTCACAAGACTATCTGGGTTAGCACTAAAACTAGCGTTTTCAAATCTAATTAGAAGACCATTTAGTGCTGCATTGACGTTTCTTTCAAGGAACCTTAAAGAATTTGGTAAAATCGCTTTAGAACAAACTAAAAATATATTGAAGAAAGGACCAGGTACAATACTTAAAATTTTCAAACCTTTAGTGCCAATTGGTCTTCTCGGTGCTGTGCCATTTGGCAAACAAATCATGAATTTCTTGAAAAGTCCGTTTGGAAAGAATGCAGTTAGTGAGAGTGTTGAACAAGGTGCAAAGAATACAGTAAAAACTGGATCTAGAGGGTTTTTAAAAAATTTTCCAATTATTGGAAGTTTAATTGATCTTGTGTATGGATATTTCGATTTTAAGGATAGGAAAGATAATCTAGGTCAAACAGATAAAGAGGCAGCTTTAGGTGCTGGTGGAAAAACACTTGGAGGTTTAATTCCATTTTTAATTGGAATGACTTTATTCCCCGAACCATCTTCAACAATCGCTGGAGCAATTGGATTAACAATCTTGTCAATTTTTGGAGGAATGCTAGGTGGAAAAATTGGTGACGAAGTATCAGGATTGAATAGTAAAAAAAGAAATCAATCAAATCAAAACCAAGAAAATAATAATGAAGATAGTAATGAAGATAATGTGAATGTAGAGAAAAAGACATATGAATCAGTTGATGTATCTATGTCAATGAATGATGATAAAAGTAAAAATATAGTACCAATCAATACGAAATCTAATGTTGCAAGCACTATATCAGATTTTGACGAGTCTCCGCAAATTACTTATTTACCTTTAGGTGGTGCCACTGATTCAGGAGTTCCAGCAACTGCTGCTGCAGGTGGTATTAGTTCTAAATCTCCAAGTGATTTTCTACCAACAATACCATCATCAGATTTTGCTAATAATTCAATCGCTTTATCTGAATCAATTTACAATGTGGTGGTATAATGTCAGATATTAGAGCAAGAAGAAATTCACTTTTAAAATCATCGATTAGTATAAATTCGATAAGAACCTCTGTTTCAAAATTTACTAAAGGTCTTGTAAATTCAAGGGAAACTGCGTCACAGATTGTAAACAGAACCAGAGAAAATAATATTTTTAAACAAAAGTCAATAAGTAATGATAATTTATTTTTTAGAAAGAGACAAGAAAATGTAAGACGAAAACAAAGAGAAGATGAATTAGAAGCATCTGGCATCACAGGAGTAATAAAAAGACAAGGTAATGTTATTGCTCAAAGCACGAAGGGTTTTCTTGGTAGAATACTAGATTTTTTTGGTATAGTATTAATTGGATGGTTTGTTAATACTTTACCAAACATACTTAAATCTTTGGGAAATTTAATAAACAGAATAAAAAAAGTTATTGGTTTTCTCACTGGATTTGTAGATAACGTTAGAGATTTTCTCACTGGTCTAGGAGTAGGAATATCTGAGGCATTGCAAAAATTACCAAAAATGGATTTTCTTGCGATGGGTAATAAAAATAGAGAAAATTTAGAACTAGCAAATAATAACTTAGTTAGAGTAAGTAATGATTTAATCGCTGTAGGAAGAGATTATAGTGGCGGTGGAAGAGCTGTTGGTCTTAAGACTGCAGATGGTGATGAATTAGTAATTTCAGCTGACGATGAAGAGAAGAAAAAAGAAGAAGATCAACCAAAGGTTGAGGAAATTCCATCAGACTCAGTTGATGGTAAACCAAAAGAAAAAATAACACAATTTACCTCACCAACAACTACTCTATCTTTTAATAAAAAATCGAATGATAGTGATGATCAATTTATACAAGGAATACAAGGTGAATCAGTATATAATGATATAAAATCTGCTCAGTCTAGAGAGAAAGGAAATACAATTGATAATAAAAACTTGGCAAATGAGAAAGAAAAAAAAGAAGTCGAAGATGATAAGAATTTTGCGTCTGAATTAAAAATTACTGTAGAAAAATTCTTTGGAAACGTTGCACAAAGACAAGCAAATGATTTAAAGTTAGAAACTGAAAATAAAAAAGATAATAGTTCAAAGGTATCAGGAGCTATTGCATCGATAAAGGAATTATTACCTTCAACTGACGATGATAAAAAGATAACCCCTAAAAGGAGAGAAAGAACTATTACTGGTCGAAAAAAATCTAAACGTAATCAAGTTATTATAATGGAAAAGGCAGTTGCAATGAATGACACATCAATGTCAATGTCAAGTGGTAGTTCGGGGAGTAAAGGGTTAAATAATCTTGGTGAGTTTAATATTAATAATGAAAAGAAAATTACTAAAAAATTTCAATCAGTAATACTTAATACGTAATGGCAGCAATAGATAAATCAATTTACGAAAAATTTATTATCGAGTCAGCAGATAAATCACGCACTGTTGATATATCTCAGGGTGTGATATCTTTTACTTATTTTGAAAACATTTTTTCACCATATTTGACAGCAAGAGTTATTGTTGCAAATACTGGTGGATCAGTAATGGGTGATGATGGTAAATTACAGTCCATATATAATGGTTTGCCACTTCGTGGTGGTGAAAGAGTTCAAATAAAAATTGCTGGTAATTCAAATACTAATAAAGGACTTGATTTTTCAAAAAAAGCATCTGATTATTTTTACGTTGCTTCAGTTACTAATGTATTAATAGATGAGGGCACAGAAACATTTACTCTTAACCTTGTATCAAGAGAGGCAATTACAAATGAAACTGTGAGAGTTGGTAAAAAGTTTCCTACTTCACAAAAAATATCCGACACTGTGGAAGATATTTTAAAAAATTATTTAAAAGTTGATAAAATTAACAGTATTGATGAAACTCAAAATCCATATGGTTTTATAGGTAATATGAAAAAACCATTTACAATTCTTACTTGGTTGGCATCAAAATCTGTTTCAGGTAAATCAAAAACAGGAGAGGACTCATCAGCTGGATATGTATTTTTTGAAACTCAGGATGGATTTAATTTTAAATCAATTGACGATTTGATGGAACAAAAACCATTTAGTAAAGATTTTGTTTTCTCACCAGGTGTTATATCAAGTAATAGTCCAAACAAAGATTTTAAAATTTTAAGATATAATGTTGACAGAAACCAAGATTTAATAGGTAAATTAGAAAGAGGTGCATATAGCAGTTATCGTTATTATATAAATCCTGTTTCATTCAAACCATATATCAGTGTCTTTAAATCCGATGATTATATGGGTAAGGCTAATAATTTAGGTGACAAAGAATTCCAACTTCCTAAAATTGATGCGAATAGTGATAAAACACTTGGTGATCTTCCGACTCGAATATTTGTTGGAATGTTAGATGTTGGAACCGTTGAAAAAGATGCTAGTAATAAAGGTTGGAACAATTCAGTTGAAAGAAACGCTGATCCAGCAAAAATTCACGCACAATCGATGATGAGATACAATCAGATATTTACACAAGTTGTTGAAATACAAATACCACTTAATACAAATTTAAGTGCAGGTAGCGTGATCAGATGTGAGTTCCCACAACTCGCTTCTACAAAGAGAAAAACTCCTGATCCTGAAACAAGTGGTCTATATATGATAAAGGAACTTGCTCATTATTTTGATGGTAAAGGTTCATATTCAAAATTAAAACTAGTTAGAGATACTTACGGAAGAAAATGATTGAAAATAATTTACTAA